AGCGTCTAGAAGCTGTTCTCTTAGTTGTGTTATTTCGTCAAGAAGGGGCTGTATTTCCTCTGTACTCTTGTCGAAGTTAGCTAGTTCTGAGCTTCTCTCTAAAATGTACGTATGAGATCTGTTTTCGCCTTCTACAGGGATAGAGTAAAATAGTTTATCATATAATCTAAATACCTCCTCGACTGTATCCGTATCTTGTTCTTCGACTACTTCCTTAAATACATTAAATTCAGTATCTAGAGACGTACGTATTTGCTCCCTCTTATATGACTGTCTCTGTATCCTTACTCTTTCCTTAGCCATTACGAACTACTTTAAATATGTTTCGATTATCTACCACTACATTACTTCCACTTATCTCTGTCTTAACCAATATACGATAAAATCTCTCAGGTTGCAACCCATCCATATATATATCGAAAAAAGATCCTTCAGGGTCGCAGCTTATCTTGGTAAAATCTGTACTAAAATCAACTACCATTTCTTCTGTATTTTCATCTCTTAACCCCCAATATGAGGCAGATGGTAATACGTGATTTGTTAAGTAGACAGATGAAGTAGTAAAGGTTCTAACTGGGTATTGAGGTTTAGCGGTTAATCTAAATCGTTGTTTTCCTTCATCAACATACACTCCTTTGTTGTTTTTTACATCAATTACTGACATATCTGTGTCAAGTAGGGATAAAGTACCTTGATCGTAAACTCTATCGTCCCATCCGAATTCTAACACCGGTGGGTATATTGTGTTTGTATCTTTACCGAAGTACTTTAACTTTATGGATGAGCTTGGGTAAAATTCAAAGTCTTTTTGTAATTTAATTATAAACCCCTTATTTGCTAAAGTAGAATTATACATCTGCTTTACTGCAGAAGTCACATTAATCTCTACATCGTGTGTTGAGGACATGCTATGTGATTGGAAAAATTCCATAGATTCTCCATTAGAAGCAGTATACCAGTTTCCGCCTCCTTCTTTTCCGTTAATGTAAGAAGCAGTAGTAAATTGGGTATAGTTAGATAGGTTCCAACTAGCTTGTAAGTTAGCTTTTCTATATGTCCAGCTTGCTCCTGTGGTGTTAATTGGAATGTCTCCGAATTTACCTGTTCCATTATCCCAATCTGAAGATCCTTTGGTATGTACCGAGTAAGCATATAATGTGTATTCTACAGGTAATTCGGTAGCACTAGCTAAATACATCTTAATACTTGAACTCATAGAGTTAAGTGCACCGGGGGTTACTTTATTTAATATTACATCTTGTATTTCTTCGTCTGAGAATTTTGTTAAGATCCGATTTGTTTGACCTGTTCCATCTAGAGTACCGGGATACCCTGCTATTTCTATGATCTCATCTTTACCGGCGTTGCTAGTAAGTTGTTCTGTGTAGAGAAATGTATCTTTTTCCGGGAATATTCTGTAAATTGCCATATTATAGTACTGTTGTTCTTCCTTTTATATCTTGGTTAGGGTATTTTAATTCAAATATCATTGTATCATAGGAGGGGTATACAACATTATTTCTAGTTGCTCCTTCTATATCGTATGCATATTCAGAATAATTACCTCCTTGCTTATTTACTATCTCTACTTTACTTACTGTCTGTACTCCTGGTACTCTGTCAAGTATACTGTATAGGTTAGATACATTCACTGGTTGATTAATATTCCACTTTGTAATGCTAAAAAAGTCCTGAAGTGTGTTATTACAGTTAATTAGTACATCCCTGCTGTTAAAATTAGGTCTAACTAGTATGTCAAAGTTAACTCCTATATTAACTACAAATGCATCTTTTATATTTAATGCATCTGTTAAAGGCATATAGTATGCCATATACGTCTTAAGATTATCCTTCAGCGTTTTAGTTGCAGTAATTAAGTGCTTATCGTTATTATAGGCTAATACGTACATAGATAAGGCTAGTGGATTACTATCTATTATTGAATCTGTTGATGACTTAGTACTTGATAGTTCATCATGAGTAACAAATGCTTTAGCTATTGTGCCAAATTTAGGGTCTAGAGATAATGCTCTAACTGTATAATCTTGAAGGGTTATTGTTCTCTTTTGCTCTGAGAAGGACCTTAGCGTATTCTGTCTAAGTTCTTCAATAGTATCTCCGTCTTTTCCTCCTGTTGCTGCCTGTACGTTATTAAAGTTTAAGGTCGGTTCATACTGATTATCTACAGCTGTTACTGTTGCGTTATATCCAGTAAGTGTGTTTGCTGGTACGTTAGCAGCAATTCCTCCTCCTACTATGTACCTTATCGTTAACGTTCGATTAGAGGGTGCTAATCCATACGTTCCTGTGTATAGGAAGTTTGAAGGATCAAATGCTTTATCTAATGTAGAAAGGCCTTGAAGTGTTCCCATACCTACGTTTTCTGGGTCTGGGGTGAATGTATTATCATCTCCCTGTACAGTTCCTGCTCCAAATTGAACTATTAACTGACCTTTGGAGTTAAACCTTGTAATAAACCTCTTAGGAACTTTCTGCAAAAGAATAGTATTAGGTACTCTGTCTACATCTGAGCTTACATTTGTCTGTGGAACAAATACACTATCCTGTCCTAGGAAAGGTACTTCGTACCATCTGTTTACTTCGTCTTCTGAGTTATCAGTTATATCTAATATACCTACTATATTAGCATCTTCTATAGTTATGGTTGCAAATTTCTCTGCTGCTGCGTATGTCTGTGTTACTGACTTTACTGTTCCGGAAAAGGCTTTTACTTTCTTTGTTAACGTAAATTCTGATGGTATTCCTCCTGTTATCTGGCTGATAACTACATTTGTTGGGTCATAGGAACTTGAATAATTAAAGTCAACTTTATTTTCTATAAAGAAGTTTGTTCTACCTTTCGATGTAGAGGTAACTGTTGCGTTAGCGTTTACTGTTAGTGCTTGGTTCCAGTTAGGGGTATTTGTAGAGGGGATAGCTCCTACATTTTGGGATACAGTTAATTCTACTTCTGAGACATTAGTTACTTTTGGCCTATATCCCATCATGTAAGCCATAGAGTACAAGTTACTTGGTTCTTTAGCGTACTGTAAGAATGTTTCTTGAAGTTGAGTGTCTTGGTAGAAGGATAAGATGTCTCCTACATAAGCTGCCATCTCGATAAACATCGTCCCGGGGGATGTTGGTGAGAAGTCGTTATAGGAGTCAGGAAAGTAGTTTTTTGCAAACTCTACTAATTCCTGCTTGTAGTCAGAAAACTCCCTTGCTACGTATTTTATATCTCTAATTTCTGCCATTATTGTTCAAAATTTATTACTACCTCATCTTCTATATTAGTATTCTGGATAGCGTATCTTAGTAATAACGTAACTGTATTTAAATCAGGTTGAGCGTTGACTTTAAAATCTGTTGGAATAACAGTTGGAAAATATTCTGTCAACCCCCTCTTTACTGTACTCTTAACTCTATCTACCATATCTTGGTTGATGTTTTCAAACATAAGGTTTCTAAGTATAGTTCCGAAACTTGGGTTTAAGTACCTTTCTCCTTGTCCTGTTAAGAAGTAGTTAATTAAGTTATTTTTTATAGCATCCTTAGTTACATAGGTAGGATTGAATACAGCTTTACCTGAGAAAGGAAGGGATACTCCGATCGCTTTTCTTGGTTGTAAATCTAGTGGATTAATTCTTCTGCTGTTAAATGCCATCTTTATATTGTTCCGTGTTTTTGTTTATCCTTCTCTATTGACTTATTATAAACTGTACCTGCTTTTTTAATAAAATCTAATTGAGATATGTCTATTCCTGGAGCATTAGCTGCAGGCTGTGTTAATCCCATTTGATTAGCCATTGAAGAGGCAAAGTTTGGCTTCTGAACCATGTCTGATGTTCCTGCATATATGTTTTTATATTCGCTAGGACTCATAGAGGCTTTAGTCTGCTCTAACATCTCCATTAAGGGGTTGGTAGGGGAAGGTCTTTGTGTCTCTACTTGAATTGGCTTACTTGGCCCTAAATCGCTGTATTTAGGATATGGTGCATCCGTTATAATCGGTGCACTTGCTGCTTTTACTGCTTCGTTCATTACATCTTGTAACTCTTCCTTGACAGCTGATCTGACTTCTTCACGTATGATTTTGCGTAATTGATCTAGTTTCATAATTATAAATAGTTGGTTTATGGAAGTTGGTTGTCTATTCTAAATTTTAATTCTTCTAGTAGCACAGAAGTGTCAGAACTAAAGGATGGTTGACCTCTTAGTATTATCACTCCTATACTATCCTTAGCTACTGCTAATCTCCTAGGTATTGGACCATCTCCTTGGTTATCTTCTATTATAGCTAACGTATACTGTTTACCTGAATCTGATTTATATAAGTAGCTATCATCTTTAACTCCTTCTGAGCCTGTATTTTCTAATGGTTGAACTTTCTTAATAAGTTCTCTCAACTCTTCTACCTCTTCTTCACTTAATCCTCTAGATGTTATATCCTCTAAGCACTCCTCAGCCTTTGAATTCACGTTGTCAAGTAGACTTCTTACGTTATCTAGACTTGGGCCAACTCCATTAACTAAACTTTCTATTGATGATACATCTCCATCTAAGTTTTCTAAAAGTCTTCTTATGTTATATAGCCTATCTGCTAGTGAAGTTAGGTTTCCTGATGTTTTTGCAGAGATTAGTCCGCCAAAATCTTTATTTGGAGGAGTACCTATAGCAACCGGGGTTGGGTTAGCTTTAAGGAAAGAAAGTATTGTCTTTGCTATTCTAATTGCTCTCCTTAAGTTTTTAGCTAATTTCAAGAACTTATTAGATCTCTTTTGAAAACCGTTTACTCCTGATAGTAAATTATTTTTAGTGTTTATAATCCCTACTAGCAACTTAGGGTCTGGGCATTGATTAGAGAATTTCCCCAACATCTTATTAGCTTCTAATTGAATTCTAGCTTGTAGCTCCCCTTCGATTTTTCCTATTTGACTGGCGACTATAGCTGATATTTGTGATGATAGTGCCATTATTCTGTGAATACTTTTTTAGACTTAAGTTGTGAAGGTCCGTTAGGGTTAATTAAATTCTTTAATTGCTTTATAACAGGTTGAGCTTGCATACCTCTTTTGTTTAATCTAGGTATAGGATGACCTTTAATAGTCTTAGCACTTGCCATATCTTTTGCCATACCTTCTAGAAGTGTGAGAATATTCTGTAAGAATCCTTCTGTTTGATTTCCTAACAATACTGCTTCCCTATTACTGCTTGGTGATGTTCTTGCTTTTGAACCTAAGTACATTACCGGTGCATCTAAACACAAGTAAGTAGAACCGTCTATGTTTATTGAACCTTCTGTGTTTAGTCCTATAGATTTCGTACTAGATAGCTGTATATCACTTTCTTTAGCATTTAAATAAATCCTGCCTGCGTTTAAGAGTATCTGACTACCTTTAAATTGGTCGGATTTTTCTGGCTCTTCATCGCAAGACTCCCTTTTTTCACTAGCAGGAGTTAATGGAATTTGGTGGTTTGAAACTAAGTATATCGAGCAATTATCTTCATCTATGCTTTCACCTAAGGTACTAAATCCTTCTTCTGTATCAGATTGACCGTTACTTATAATAGTAACAGGAGAGCCTATATTTTCATCATCAATCCAGGGGTTACTAGAACCCTTTCCTCCGGTAAACCTAATAGACTGCCCTTGCCTGCCTTCTATCTGTACATCTCCCGGTGTAGACCTAATCGGATTTACTTTAGAAAGTTCTTTAAAGTTGCCGCCTGATGTTATATCTAAGTCTGGGTTATTAACTAAATCTGGGTATGCTCCAGAGTTTGCATTATTCCAAGTATTTACTATCCCGGTATAGTATTTTTGAGATGCTTTTTCTGAAGTAGAAGTAGAGAGGTTAGGCATCTGCTTTATTTCTACTATCTCCCCTATTATGGGAATGATTTTTATATGAGCACTACTTTGCAATGCAAAAGGTAACTGGTTAGGGCTCCCTTCTTTTTGATTAGCTCCTAGAGTTTTATAAAATACTCCGTTTATAGATAATCCACCGCCTTTATTTTTATATTCTGGGTGTTCTTCGTCAAGTATAATATCTACTACTCTTCCGAATATAGCAGAGCTCCTAGAGGTTTGTACATTTCCTCCGTTTGATGATACTAAGCTATTAAGTGACGTCTTAAATCCCATTACTCTTCTTTACTTTCTTCTGCTTTATCCGTTACTTCCTCTTTAACTTCTTCTGACTCTTCTAATAAGTCTTGAAGATCTGAGAAATCAAACATGTCTCCATCTCCTCCTTTTGATTGTATCGCTTCTAATCTCTGAATAACAGTGGCGAGTTTAATGAGGTGTTCATCATTCTTTACTCCAATCTCCATGTATTCTTTAATCATAGGTACTAGGAGCGTTGCATCTCCTATATTCTCTATTAGAGGCTTCAGTTCTCCGATTAAGCCTTTTACTTGAGACTTAGTTTCTCTTGAATTAGTATATATCTCCTCAAAAAGGTCGGATAGTTTTTTACCGTTAAATATTTCTTTATCTGAATCCATATGTTTTATAATAAATAGATTACATATCTTTTATTATGATTCTTCCTTTTTCGTGATACTTATGGTATATGCTGTAGAAGTCTTCTTTTAGTATAGAAATGACTTTAGTTAAGTGAGGTGTCTCACAATCCGTCATCTCTCTTATGTATATGTATAGAGCTTTTTTCTTAAATATATCGAGATCGTTTCTTGTTTTAAAAATTGTAAGTACTGCGTCTGCTATCTTTTTCTCATTGTCTTTACTGAAAAGCTCATCCATTTTATCGTATGACTTCTCTACCCACATATCAAGGAACTGGCTTAATGTTATTCCGCCAGGTAGTTTAACGTTCATACTTCCTTCAAATGATTCTTCCATATCATCAAAGGAGCCAATTTGCTTTAACTTCTTATAGTTCTTATTATTGTAGTTAATTAACCACCTCTTAACTATTGTTCCGAAATAAGAATATGCTTTTGCTCCGTTATTAGGATCAAACTTCATTATCTTCTCCTCTAATAGCATAGAGACTACCTCGTGTTTAAGGTCTTCTATGCTTTCTACATCAGTATAGTAAAATTTAAATGTATGTATTATGTTTTCTGCTAATTTATAGAATGGGAGATATATAAACTCTGTAAATATCTTAGCTCTATAGTCGGAGTCTATTGATACATTGTATTTTTTTATATACTCCTCTGTTTCTGAAGTAAAGTAATTAGCTTTTGCTTTCTTTCTTGCCATAGTTTTCTGGTAGCATGTAGCGATCTAGCTCTTCTTGCACTTTTTTTAGTTGTTCAAAAAAATAACCGACCTCATCATCCGACTTGAAAACTTCACGCTTATCAAGATCTTCTAGGTGCTTTTGTGAATCTAATATCAAATCAGATATATTCTGTAGGTATTCTGTCTGATTCACAGTGACATCTTCGTACCTTTCTACTTTTATAAGGAGGTTACGTATAGCAACCCCTAGTACTATTACCAATATAGCGAAAATAATTATAGTAACCAACATATTTTATAAGTTTTTAAGCATTTTTGTTAAACCTTCTGAAGCATTAACTTTCCTTCCGGTAGAAGCAGCTGTCTTCTTTACTTTATTTACTGAGTTTCCTCCTGCATCTTTCCATAAATCATACTCTACTTTGGAAGCTAAGAAATCTGCTGTGTGTAGGATAGAGATTATAGAAGTCTTTTGTCTAGAAGACTCTACATTACTGAAGAAGTATGCTTCATTAGCTTTATCAAATACACCATCATGGCATCTTATGGCTAAGAACTCTTTTTGATCTACTTTTATACCAAATTTCTGGAGAATAAATAAAGACCTATCTGGGATTAACATAAAATCTAAGTCTGGATTATATGTATACATCTCAGAAAGCTTATCCTGCCTCCATTTATCAGTTTGAGGTATGTAATTAGGTCTTTCACCATCACCCATTTTTCCTAAATCATGAAATAAAGCAGCAAATACAAGTTGCTCATCGGTAAAATCAATCATCCCACCCATTTCTTGGTATAGATCCTTCTGTTTTATAGCGAATTGTACAACTCTATTAACATGATCCACGTATCCTCCGGCAAAAGCATTGTGATACCACGTCTTTCCACTAGCAGGAGACATAACATAGTTATCTCCTAGCTTAGTTATCATTTCTTTAACCTGTTCCTTTCTTACATCTTTAATGTAATGCTCTACGATTTTAAGGTGTTTATCGTAATTTTTAGCTATTTGCTCTGCTGTTAACATATTATTCTTGAGTTTCTCTATTAAGAAGCGTATTTATATCGGATATAATCTCCGAAACATCATTTAAGTATTTATATGAACTATCCCTATCATTAGTATTTAAAGTATGCTTCAACTGTTTTAGATGCGAATCTATTTTATCTAATTTATTACTTACTAATTGTTTAGTTCTCATTTAATATATATTTAATAATTAATTTCTTTAAATTTAATTTTATAATTTTTTATATTTTAATAATATATCTTCTTTATCTTAATAATAATACTAAGGTATATAAAAAAATTCGGAATAGCAACTATTCTATGATAAATTTTTCCTCAAATAATTGAGAGTTTGATTTTGAACCACCATCCCAATATATTTCTGCACGTATTGTTATAGTATCTCCTATAAATTCGTTAGGAATAGGGCCAACTATTCTCTTACCCCACTTTCTACCACTTACACTAGGGATATACTCTGTATTATCTGAAGAGTTATTTAAATATATTGTGGTATCTTGTACAATATCAACAACAACCCCATTAGCTAACACCCAATAACTGCTAGATTCAAAAGCTGCTTGAACAACTCCCATATCATTATAGTAGTAAAATGGATCAACATCATCAGCCTCTACAAAGATATTAAACCTAGGTAGATACTCCCCAGCAAATTCTAAGTCGACATGGTAATAACCGTTACTATCCTTTGGATACGGGATATATAATGAACCATCACAGAAGCCATCCAAACATAGGGAGGGACGTATATCTTCTTCGGTACAAGATAGAGTTAATAATGTTAATACTGCTGTTAATAATTTAATATATTTCATAACCTTTTTATTTATATACATAATATACGAAAAAATAAGTAAGTAGCCAACTTTTATCGTAAAAAATAGAGGAGGGTTGGGGTTTTATAAAGAAAGCGAAGCTCGCCGCGCAAACGCGCGAAGTCGCCCCGAAGAATTTATTAAGAATACCTTCCTACCGATTCTCTTAATAGCTTTTCAACATCACACCTAACCTGCTTTGCAATATCCGATAGAGTGGTTGACTCTATATCCCTTATCTCCACACGTGGGTTGGTCAAACTAATATATGCCCAGAACGTATACCCTTGTTCTATGCCTATGTAATACCGATGGCCTTGACCATTCTGCTGTATGACACTATGTGGGTACTGAGTTTGTAA